ATGATGACGATTGATTACGTTCAGGTTCTCGCGGTTGTCGTGTGCTTCCTTGCTCTAATCGTCACGTTTAAGCAGGTGGATTTGCAGATTCGGATCAATAATCTGTTCAACCTGCAATTAAAGGCAAACAAAGAGAAAAAGAAAGAGCAGCTGGAAAAAAAGGAGACCCCGACTGACGATCGGAATCCCCATTAATTGCTTGGGGCAAAGAATACAACTGGTGAGTATCCTCTTTGCCCCCTTCCATTATACAAGAAAATGACGATGCAAAGGAGATACGTACGAAATGATAGAAGCAGCATTAATCGGAGCAGTTATTTTATTGGTCGGAGTCATTATCGGACAGATCGGTTTGTCTCAAAGATTAAGAAAAGACGCAAGACTCAACGAAAACCGATAAGCAATCATACGGACTTCATATATATGACCGAGGGGGAATAGTACCTTGATCAGCAAAGATGTTTTCATGGAAGCAGTATGCGAGGTGTGTCCGGCAACGTGCTGGGGAAAGAAATCACATTGCCAGGTTCATGATAAGCACGTAGGAAAAATCGATTCTTGCCCGGAGTGGGACAAGTACATGCGGGATCAAGAGACAAAAGGGCAGCAAAAGACAGTATCCACAAGAAAAGAAGGTTTTGCCCGGACGAACGAGCAAGCACCCATTATAGATTTTCTACAAAAGGCGGAGGAAGAAATCCGCGACTACAATTACATGCAGATCGAGATCGTGCGTATCCAGCGTTTTTTGCGTGAAGCAGGGGAAGGAATGGTCGCACAGTACGGACTGGATGCAGGGATGCCGAAAGGAAAAGGCAGCAATGGTGATAAGACGCACGCAGAGGTTGTACGCCGGGAGCGTAAATGGAAGAGGCTACAAAATTTGCAGGATAAAATCGAGCGGATCAACAAAGCGGTTGAGACGATTCCAGGAGAGCAGGAACGGTTGGTAGTCGAAGCTTTGCTGGATGGCGACAAGAACAATTTGATTGCCAAAGAAATCGGTGTGTCCCGACAGCGGTATTATGAAATCAAGCGCAGTGCTGTGATGAAGATGGCATGGGCGATGTATGGCGATCAGGTACAGCAGACTGGATGATGAAAAACAGAGCTCGGCTTAATAGAAGAAGCTGTCTGATGATGACAGCTTCTTTTCATTTTCACAAGCATGTTGAGGCTGACAAAGGTTGACACTTCCTGACACATCGGGTCATTTTCCCGGTTTTTCCTCCAGATCGGTTATACTTGAGTCAAGCGAAACAAGTAAGAGAGATACGAGCCATCCGATGAAGCTGTCGGGTGGCTTTTTATGTACGCCGACGTCTCAAATGTCCGGCGAGCGGGGAAAACGGCAATTGGCGCCACACGATGTTGCGAGTCAAAGCCAAAGGCACTCGCTCCCTGCTCGGCGGGTATTTGCCGTGGATACCTTGCCAAATGAAGTGAAATAGTGGGGGGAAGAGACATGTGACGAAGACAGATGAGAATACCGCAAGTATGGGAGGTGGAAGCTGGATGGATCGTGAGCTAGCTGTTCTCAGTGAACTGGTGAAGGAAGCGTATCCTGAGCTGTCTACTGTTGTGAATGTGGACGATTGGATGGCGCAGCGATTCCAACCGCCTATCGCGTTTCTTTTGACGCAAGGGGTCCGTGAAGAAGGAAGAAGCCTCACTTCCTATCAGGTGGTCTCAGAAGCAGCCATCGTCCTCCACTATCCAAAGGTAGCGGGCGTCTACCAGCCGCTTTCAGCCGAACCGCTGCGTGAGCTTATTCGCCAAAGGCAGTTCAGTTATCAAGGCAAGACGTCTGGATTGTCCATCGAGATCGACAGCTCCACCTTGCGTATTTGGCGGGATAAAAAGGACCGGACGGAAATCGCGTTCCAGTTCACCTACAACGTGGCGGTGCAGAGAGCAGTCACAGAAAAAATCAACGAATTTGATGTAGAGGGGGTCCGATCATAGTGGCACGAAAAGAACAGCAAGCACAGGCCCCAGAGCTTGTGCAAACCAAACAGGAGTGGATCAAGAGCGCCGCTTACCTTGGAGCCGAACGGTTCGAGGTAGCAGGTGCTCTTTTTTCTGAAGCAGATGATCAACTACTGGCAGAAGGACAAGTGAAGAGCCGACTGACCAAATACAAAGGCGGGGTGTAAGCATGACCATTCAACGTGAACGTCCGGGTGTAACGGTCGAACTGATCGCAAAAGCAAAAGAACGTGTAATACCGAAGAGCGGTGTCGTACTGGTACCGTATCAAGCAGAGTGGGGTGCTCCAGATGAGCTGGTGAAGCTGGGGAGCTTTGAGGAGCGACTTGCCCAGACATTTGGCAAGGTCGATACTGTAGAGCTGGCAGCAGAAGGCGGCGCGACGATTCTCGCGTACCGCATGACGAATGGCACAGCCACAAAAGCAGCGTATGAGCAAGCCGATGCAATCAGAGTCGAGGCTCTGTATCCAGGTTTGGTAGGTAACGAGCTGAAGGTTACGATCACGGTCTCGACGTCCGAGCCAGGTAAAAAAGAACTTCAGGTAACAGGCCCTCTGCAAACGGAGAAGTTTTCGTTTGCGGATGCGAATGAGCTGGCAGCGAAAACGAGCCAATCCAACTATGTGCGTGTGAAAAAGCTGGGTGAGACTGCCGTTATAATCGTGCCAGAAACAGCGCTGACAGGAGCGAAAAGTGGCACAGTAGCGCTTACCGCAGCTGACTCTACCAAGCTGTTCATGGCTGTGTCCGGTGCTGATTTTGACACGATGTATCTGCCTTTTGACGATGCGGCTGTACAAGCGGCAGCGAAGCAATTCATGAGTGATCGTCGCACACAAAACAAGAAGCTCAGCACGCTGGTAATCGGTGGAAAAGCAGCGGACGATGAGAACATGGCGAAGCACATCGAGCGCTCTGTGGCGCAAAATGCCCGTTTTGTCGTGAACAGTGCTATCGCTGGTCAACACAACAACGGAAAAGTATACGGCAGCCTGGAGTGGGCCGCATGGGTAGCGGGTATGATCGCCGCGACACCTGCGCATGAATCGCTGACGGCCGTCGTCGTTCCATTGAAAAAAGCGCTCAAGGATTGGGGCCACACCGATATTTTGAGTGCGCTCGGTTCTGGAACGCTGATCGCAACCCGCGACGGAGACGTGTACATCATCGAGAGCGCCGTCAATACGCTGGCTGTTCTGGGTACACATGAGCGCGAGGACTACGGCAAAATCCGTGTCAGCATGACGCTGGATCAGATCGTCAACGACATCAGCCAAGTCGGCAAGAAATACAAAGGCAAGCTCGGCAACAACGATTTGGGCGGCGCGGTGTTTGTCTCTGCCGTCAACGCGTACATGACCGTCCGCGAGCAGCAGGGCGCGATTGATACGGGCTGGACATTTACGGATAAAAAGAATGGCATCGGGGATCGCCGTGGCTTCCTCTTGTCTGCGAAGCCGCTTGATGCCATCGAATACTTTGACATTGACTGGGAGGTGCTGTAATTGGCTATTGCACGCGATATTAAACTGAAGAACTGCCAAATTTACGATGAAAATGGAGACCCGATCTTCGGTACCTTGGAAGGCAAAATGGTTCTCAAGGTAGAGTATGGCGACACGAATCGCCTGCAAAAAGGAAAAATCCAAACCGTCAACGACTGGCATGTAGAAGTGACATTGAAAATTACCGCAACCAACGCTGCGCTGAAATACTACTGCGTCGATCAATTGACGCAAGGCAAGACCCCAGTCCTCCCATTCCTGATCGGCGAGACGCTGGACAAGGAAGCCGGCAACTCCGAACGCGTCCGCATTTCCAATATCGTGCTGAACCCAGACGAGATTACGCTGTGGGAAGCCAAAGCAGACGGCAACGATCACGCGACCTACGATCTGAAAGGGATTTCCATCGAGAAGCCGGACTACCTAGATGAATTGCCAACCTACACGGAATAGGAGAGTGCTTGAATATGAACAAAAACAAACTCGAGAAATTTTTGGCCAAGGCTAATGAACAAGCTCCGCGAAGAGAAATCACCGTCACCATCGATGGTGACGAGTGGAAGGTACGCCAACTGAATTTGTCCGAGCTGCGTGATTGCGAACGCATGGCAGACAAAGGAGAGAAAACGGATTGGTTCCTGTACAACGATGCGCGTTTGGTGAAGGCCACGGAGCACGAATTCCCTTGGAATCAGGAAGAGCTCAAGAAAGCGTACAAGGTTGGCACCAAGTATGAGCTCGTCGAGAAAATTTTCCGCGACAATCCAGAAGGCTACACCAAGCTACTCAATGCGGTCCGTGAAGTCAATGCAGCCCAAACGGAAGAAGAAGCCATTGAAGAAGCAAAAAACTAATCCGATCTGACGGCGAGGCCTGGCATATTTGCCGCGCTTTTCTAAAAGGCAGAGGCCGCCCGTCGGATCTACTCGAGTACGAAGTCGATTTGTACAAGCAGAAGCTGTTTATTTTTGCTTGTCAGATGATTGAGGCAGAGGATGAGGAAAGGGCTGGGGGATAGATCTCCCGGCTTTTTTCGGGTTCTGCTGGGTGTAGACATCTGGGAGGACAAGGAGGTGAAAGAATGGCAGGAACAATAATGGGAGCGCTTGATTTAGTAGGTAGATATGACGGTTTCGCAAAAGGACTCCTGGGCTCACTAACTCCTTTGATCGAAAAGAGTGTTGGAACAACGCTGAGTTCGGTTGCCCAAGAAGCTCAGGCGACTGAAAGAGAAAAGACACTTTTTGAAGCTGGTGGCAAAAGTAAGGAGCAACTCCTAAAGATAGAAGAGACTTCCATAACCATACGTGAGCTCAACCCTGATATAAAGAAAGATCAAGCATACAGCCTCATGGCCAAAGCTGAACTTGTGCATGCATCCAATGGTTTAAAGTATGCAGAAAAAGCAAGCATGCTGAAATACACGACGCGGTTTACGGAAGATGACATCATGAAAATGATGAGCTCCATTGAGATTTCTACTGGTGATGAAAGTACCGTTAGGCAATCAAATGCCGTTCAGTATTTAAGCAACAAGGGAGGAGGAGCCGCGACTGGAAAATTTGTGGAGTCTATGGCTCATTTCAACCTACAGAATGGCAATTTGCTGAATACGCCTGAAAAAATGGCCGCTACCTATGTTTCAATAGGGAACCTTTTGAATGATTTTAAAACGTATGGTGCGTTATATGAGAATGCAATGAAGATGTCGGATAATGGTGATCTCGCCGCAATTCTTGAGAAGCATTACAAGGCTCAAAATAAGAAGGATGCAAAGGCCAAGGCCGCCCAAGATATAGCAACGCTGAATCGAAGTCTCGCAACAGGGGAGAAAGAAACAATAAATATCGCCCTCGGAAAACTCCTGATGACTTTTTCTAGCATCCAGGATCAAACGTTACAACAACGTGCATTCGATACTTTGAGAGGCGATGCCGGAGATGACATGGCGAAGGGTCTGCGAGAAGTAAAAGATACGGCTACAGGGGATTTTGTGCCGGAAATGGGGAAAGAGAGCGCATATAAAGTCGGGAATGAAGCGGTGAATGCGCATCAGCTGTCTGCTCAGAACGATGCTTATTATAAAACTGGGCAGGCACAAGCGATGGCGAGAAACGAGGCCATGGAGATCGCGACTCTTTACGCAGAACAAATGTCTGAGATAAATACAGGGATTTCGAAAGCAGCTGAAGGAGTAATGGGCTCGTTTAACTCTTTGAACGAGTCGATAAAAAGTACTACGATTTTTGTCGGAGGAGTACTCATCCTTGGCAGTGCTCTGTACCATATAATATCTCAACTGAGAAAAATCAAAGATCTTCGGACAACCAAAGAAAAGTTTCCTCAAGAAGAGACTGGCGGAAAAGACTGCTGCTGTTGCTGCGATGGCACACAAAGTCCTTCTTCTAAAAAGAAATCAAAGAAAAAAAGTTCTCCGGATCGCCCTCCAACAGGAGAAAAATCTGCTTCGAATAGTGGTGGTCCTCAAGGACAAGCGGGGAAAACAACGAGCAGAGGTCAAAACAATGCCCCAACAACTTCTACGGCAGGAAAAAAACAACCGGACGCTGGTGGCGGTAATCCGCAAAAAGAAGCAGAGAAAACTGACGGCAAAAACAAAAATCAAAACAGTGCGCCAACTACCTCCTCTGCTGCAGGAAATCAACCCGGACCAGATAGTGGCGGCAATCATGCTGAGACTGGTAAAGCTGCCAGCGGTGGCTGGAAAAAAATGCTGAAAGGAGGACTCAGAAGGGTTCCTCTTCTGGGAACTTTACTAGGCGTCACAGCTATTGCAGGCTCAGCGAACAAGCTGGATACTGCAGCACAAGTGGGGGCAGAAGCACTTGGTGGCTGGGGAGGGGCAGCAGCGGGAGCGGCTACTGGAGCAGTTATTGGTTCGGTGTTACCTGGGATTGGTACAGCAATCGGGGGGATAGTTGGTGGCTTTATTGGTGGAATGGGTGGATCAACAGCAGGTGGTGCCCTCTATGATGGGATCAAGTCGTGGTGGCAGAACAAGACTCCTGTGGCATCTGCGGGAGCTGCAGCTATGAAACCAGCAATTCAAGCAGGTCCTGCTGCTCCGAATCACTCGCCTGTTGGCAACTCAACTGGGAATCCGCAGCCTGTCTCCATTGCTATTCCTCAAGTTTCGATTCCACTGCACGTACAAGGCGTACTGCAAGATATCCCAACCATGTTAAAAATGCTCAGCGATCCATCTGTTGCGCAGAGAATCAAGGACATCATCGAGCGATCCCTGCTGGATGCAATAGAGACGAGGGGAGGGGTAACGAAATGATCCGTCTACAGGGAAAATATAGGCTGACCTTTCCGGTTACACCTGCGGAAATCCAGTTTCGTGGCTACGGCAACGACATCGAAAGCTCGACATCGATTACGTTATTGTCCGGCAATCGCATCTCTTCCAGACGTCCAAAGTCCATCTCTTTTGACTTCATCTTACCCGGAGATAGTACGGCCCCCTATGTCGAGGTACAGGGCTATCAAGGGCCTAGGCAATGGCTTGCTGGATTGGATCGCTTAACGGGCTCTGAAGCACTTTTGACTATAGACGAGCTTGATTTGGCGTGGAATGTACTCATCGGGCCATGCGACGGAAAATTCCAAGGAAAAAACGTCGATTTTCATGGCTCGATTGAGCTACCGTTGTTTGTCAAAGATGAGTTCATTACGTGGAGCAATCAGACGCAGCTTTTATCTCCGGGTGCGGTCATTACACGACAGCAGCCAGCTCGTCCGAACACGAGCGGAAAGGTAGCAAAGAAGACGAAGAAGCAGCAAGCGGCCCCACGGATAGACAGTAAAAGGTTGGAAGATAGGAAAAGAGAGATTCACGAGAAGCTAGAAAGAGAAAACAGAATGTAACGGAGGGCAGACAAAATGAAAGTCATTTACGGAAAAGAACAGACCCGCTATGACCTGACCCCGGCCGTTACCGAGCTTTCCTGGTCCTCGGCCAGGGGACAAATCGCCCAAAATTGTGATGTGAAAGTCAAGGGAGGCCCGCCGCTACAAACGGCGGGTTTTTTGATGCTCTTTGCAGGTGCGGAGTTAAAAGAATCCCAGCAGCTTTTCCATGGCCCGCTCGTTCGTTTTGACCGGGATGATCGGACGGGCGATTTATCCGCAACAGCATACGAGCTTGGCTGGTATTTGCAAAAAAACGAAGTCTCCAGGCTCAAGCTGGATGGAGACGCAGGGACAGCGCTTGCACGAATCATTAAGTCGGCAGGTATCCTTTTTAGCTGCCCGGCATTCGGTTTTACGGTCAAGGAGAGGATCTCGTCCCAATCATATACGTCTCTCTTTACATCACTGACAGAGCAGGCGTACGAAAAAACTGGCATCCGCTATTTTGTACAATACCAGCGAGACAAGCTGACGGTACTGCCCGAGGGGAAAAACAGCATCATCCCGATGTTCAAGGCGAGCTTGCTCACAAGCAGCTCGACGGGTGAGAGCATCGAGGAGGTTTACACCGTCGTGACAGCAGAGCGCTACCGAGATGATCGGGTCGTGAGCAGTGCAACGAAATCTAACGATAGCCTGGTCAAACAAATTGGACGCATGCAAAAAGTCATCGACGCAGGCGAGGACAAAAACGTAGCTGGATTGGCAGCCAAGCAACTTGCGGAGTTGTCTAAAATCCCCAAGACAAGGTCCATTTCGGTCAAGCACGAGGATGAAAATGCTGCGAGACTTCGCGCAGGCTGGCTAATCAAAATCATGGAAAAGGACAATAAATCCATCACGGATTGGATCGTCACCAACTGCCAAGCGCGTTGGAAGGGCGGTCAATACACAATGGATCTTCAATTGGAAAGGAGGACGTAAGGGATGCATTCGGTTATCGCAAAACTACGAGGGCATGCACAAGACGGCATCGAGAACACCCAAGGGGAATTCGGCAAGCTTTTGTCACTTTCGCCCTTGTCTGTAAAGCTGGACGAGGACCCGACACCCTTGGAGCCGTATGAGCTGTCTGTACTGCGGTCTGCCCGATTGTTGCAAGAAGATGTGGGTAAAAAAGTAGCTCTGTTGCGATGCAACAACGAACAATACCTCCTGCTCGGGGTGGTGGAGTAATGTTTCCAGATCTGAACGGTGACGAAACACAACTGGTTCAATCATCAGATAACCCGATTCCATGGACGTACAAATTCGACTGGACCACAAAACAATTGCAGCAAGGGCCGGATGGTCGTTATTTGCGGACGACTACTTATGAGGAGTATCTGGAAGAGACAGCAAATAAAATCTTGAATACGCGGCGTTTCCGGTACGAGATTTACTCGGAAAGGTACGGTGTAGACTTCCTATATGAGACAGGAAGGATGCGCTCGGGTATTTCATTGCCAGCGATTAAGACGCAAGCACAAGAGGCGCTAGAGGCTCACAGTGAGATAGAGCGTGCGGAAGTGGTGGACATTCGGTTTGAGGACAACCGGGTCATTTTTTCGCTCGAAATTGAGGGCACGAGAGGGACAACTAGGACGGAGGTGAATACATGGCAACGTTAGACAAACCAGAGATGCCGATTCTCAGGGAAACCCCGGATCAGATTTATCAGCGAATGGCTAATCGGATGGACCAGATAGCGCAAAAGCGTGGAGAGACGCCACCAGCGACGGAAGAGGGAGAAATCTTTTATGACCTCGGCTATCCGATTGCAGAGGAAATCAGCGATCAGCAACAGTTATTTGAGTACGGCTTTCTTCAGCGATTTCTCCCATGGGCGGATGGAGAGTTTTTGGATGCCACAGGCGTATTCTTCGGCTTATCTCGCAATGAGGCGGAGACAGACGACGCATATCGGCAGCGCTTAATTGATCGAGCTCGTACAGAAGAGGGAGACGGCAGACGACAAGACTACGAGCGGTGGGCGCGAAATGTAGATGGGGTAGGAGGAGCAGTTGCTATCGAGAAGGCGCGGCATGACCTATCTATTGACGTGTATATCACAGACCTAACAGGCAACCCTGCGGGGCAGGAACTGGCTACGAGTGTACGGACGAAACTGGAAGACAAACGCAGGGCCTTGCATGACTTGGAGGTGTTACCCGCGAAAGTGTATCCGGTGACTATCGCTGTAAAACTTGCTTTGCGACCAGATGCGGAAATCGAGAAGGTCAAAGACCAAATTACTAAGCAAATCAAAACCTACCTAAAAGGGCGTTCTCAGATCGTGTATCAGCAGATCGGAGCGCTCTTTTTCGTGGATGGGGTAATAGATTTCACAGGCTACACCTTAAACGGCGCGGAATTGAATGTGACTGTGCCTGCTGACTCTGTATCGACACTAACGATGGCGGTGACAACATGATACCTGAGCGCTATCGGCGGATGCTGCCGCCGCAATGGTACGAGAATATAGTGGCGGAATATCACTTTGAAGGTGCAGGGACAGTTGTTGATACTTTCGATTTGCAGCGTGAGGACATCCTACAGCAGTTTAGCCCATGGTCAGCTACCTGGGGGCTAGATGTTTGGGATTGGATTTATTTCGGGAGAAAGCAATTGCTGAGTGTGGAGGAACGACGAAAGAATATCCAGCAAAAGCACTGGTCGTATCTTGGATTTACTCCAAGCGTGCTGCGTGCAATTGGTTTGAGTTCCTCGTCATTCAAGCATGTCCAGATGGTCGAGGATTACGGCAAAAAGGTGATTCGGTACGTCTACCCGATTGAGGACCGATTCGATACAAGGAATGCTGTTCAAGCTGTTGAGAGAATCAGGCCAGTTCATTGTAATGGAGTCGCTTTTGAACCAGTTGTTTCGGAGAAGATCGTGCTGCGAGATATCTTAGTGGTTGGGATTAAAGAGTACTACAAGGTCAATGAATTTCGTGTAGGGATGACACCAATCAAGCGTTACGAGGAGGTCGTGAAATGATCCTGCCAAGCTATCTTCAAACCGTCCGGAATGACTTGCTGGCTAGGGTGTCGGGCGGCGACATTTTGATAAACGGCTCAGTTTCAGTGCCTGTACAGGCTGTGGAGATTGCTTCGCATCCGATTGCAGGCATACAAGACGGAATTGCATTACAAGTATCTGCCCAACATGTCGCCAGTGTGCCAGTAATCACGAGCGCAAAGTTGAGGACCAGAACTGGAGCGGTCGTTGCTGAGAAGACAGGAAACATTGAAGTGAACGGGGCACAGTTCATAAATCTATCCTTTGTTATCGAAGCGAGAGGAGGGGTGTAAGTGTCCTATGTAGCGAAAACGGACTGGAAGCACGATGATCCGGTTACCGAACACGACATTAACCGTTGGGAGCGAGGTATTGCGGATGCTCACGCAGAGCTAGCTGTACTGATGGCAGATGTATCAAATCTGAAAGTACGAGTGAATACAATCGAATCCACCTTGCCGGACGGATTCGTACACAACAATTTCAACGATGACCTATCTACTATCAGTTTTATCAGGGTGATTCGGGGCTACTATAACGAAGCTCAGAGTCGGTTGGAAGTTTAGATGATAGAAACAAGAATTGAGGCGCAAGAACGGACATTCGGGGAGGGAGAACGAAGTGAAGCGGACACTGACCTTTGACTTGAGCTGTATTCCGGCCAATGCGGTAATTATGTAGGTAACACTAGTGAATCATCAGCCGACCGGAGAATTGCCCACGACCGAACAGCATGAAAAGCATTGTCTCGAATGTGGAGGAACCGGGGAATCAGACGATCCAAACGATCCAAACTTCGAGTTTTGCTACGAATGCGGCGGATCAGGAGAACGAGTCGATGATTGAAATGAATAGCAGGAACAGGGGCACTCACTCGAGCGGCTTTTTTGTTGTAATTAACGGATATTTGCGGAAGAGCCAGCACAATAACACATATGTCCCTGTTCCTTCCGACACAATCACGGTAAGAGAAGTTACAAGATAAGGAGGTTCAACATGCCAGTAGTTACGCTAGATTATAGAAACGGAATTATTTATGATACTGGAACAAGTAGCGGACAACCGGATACGCCTTTAGCGGCAACAAACACGCTGACATTCGGAAAAAACATCGGAATGACTTTATTGACGTTCATTAAGTTCGATTTGGGAATGATACCAAACGGAGCCACCATAAACAGCGCTAAGATACTTCTTTATAGATCATACAGTAATTCTACAGGAAATCATCTTGTATCTATAAAAAACGTATCGTCTCCGTGGGATAATTCAATTACACACAACAACCGACCAACGTTGATAGCGCCAGAAGCAATCTCGTCAGTCAACTTCGGAGGATCAACAATAACACTTGACATTAGTTCTCTTGTCGATGGGTGGGTGAATGGGAAGTTCGCCAACAACGGTGTGTGCATTGGTTTACAAAACGAATCAGATAGCGGTTACTTTGATGCGATATCTACGAGGTATCCGTCAGACGGCATGAAGCCAACACTAACGATCGACTATACGTTGCCAACAGATAGAAAAGACATTCATCTCGTAAACAACGGAGCTGTATTCGGAACTAGCAGTTCAATAAGCGTCCCTGTTCCGGCTGGTTACAAGGCTGGTGACTACTTATTCCTAACGTACAGAAATAATGGCGGGTCGAATCCTGTCACGTTCCCACAAGGCTGGACAGTGTTGCGGGAAGTGGCATCTTCTTCTAGCCTGCTCAGATATGGAATCGCCTACAAGGTTCTTGGAGGTTCCGAAGGCGCATTCCAAATATCGACAGCGCCTACAGTTAACTGGTATGTATCTACATGCGTTTACAGAAACGTAGATAGCATATATGAATACGCAACGACAGAAATGACCGGAAATACAAACCTCTTTATATCTAACGGAGTTAACTTTAACAAGCGCGGAGGAGTATTTCTAGGAATAAACATTGTAAACACAAATACCAGCCCAAGTTCTTTACCAAAAGGGTTTGTTACTAGTTCATCCCAACTCTTCACAGATAACTTGCAACACTGGATCAACAAGTATATGCACACAGACACCAGTATACCTAATTCTTCCGACAGAACAACCGGATACCTCAATCCAGCTCTGGGGTTGTCTGCAAGTTTAGCATTACTGCCAGTTGTCAACGAACCGCCAACACCACCAAAAAACGTAACAGTAGACAAGAATGAATACTACGTTGGCGACAAAATAAAGGTGAGTTTCACTCCTGGAACCGACCCGGAAGGTGGCGCTGTACAAAGCATAATCGAGCAATACCACCCAGTTACCAATGAGTGGAAGGTTGGAGGATACACTACGGTTGTGCCGGGAGAGCTAAACTGTCAAGTGATGGTAGACACATCGTCATCTAAAGTAAGAGTGGCAACGATTGACGATAAAGGCGCTAAATCCACATATACAGAATCATCCGCATTTATTGTCAGACAAAAGAACGGCGTTATTACCGCACCTACATCAGTTGTCGGCGGATCATTATTCAACAACTTCCGCGTTCCTGTAATGAGATTTGATAACGGGTGGATGGCTCATATTTTTAGGGATTCTGGCGGGTCTAAAGCTTACGTTTTAGTTAGTAAGGACAATGGGAAAACATGGGTATATGCAGGAGAGATAAACGGAGCATTCACGAAAGGTATGTCAGCTACATCAAACGGCAACATGATGTACCTTGCGTACCACTTGACCACACAGAAAGTTGTTGTTATAGCTCTCGACATAACAAAACTCACATCGCATCAATTGATTACAAAAACATCTTTTGCGGTAAATGACTTCATAGACACACGCGGACTTAGCGTTGTGATGGATATTCCGCGAAACAAGTTGCGCATTATTGTGTCGGCTAAGGTATCTTCAACACCTAACTCGTTCAACTTAATTAGGTACGACACTTCATTGAGAGCTGACGGAGAAGTCGAAAGCGTTTCTCATGTTCAGACATTGACGACTAATAACTCTACCGGAACAGACTTGACATACCCTTGTATCGATATCGGATCAGACGGAATCGAGTATATATCAAGTTTTCTTGCCACTGGTTCGCAGAACGCTACCATACTTTACAAGGGCAACTTGACCACTAAAACGTGGGATCAACGGGTGAATAGACCGAACGGAACGTCAAGTCCAATAAACGCATCGGTAGTTGTCTCTCCCGGCGGAATCGTGAACTTATCGTTCGTTGGTTCTGTATCTGGAACTAACAAAGCTATTTTCATACGATCAAAAGACAACGGAACAACGTGGAGTAACGAAGTAGACTTAGGTGTTGCTGAAGATATCGCTATGGCTGTAGAGCACGATAACACCGTTCATGTTTTGATCAGAAATTCCACAACGCTGTTCGACGCTCAATCTGACGATGGATTCGCTACATTCCCTCCGTCTAAAACTATTCTAACCAATGCAAAAACAGGTTACACAAACGGCATATCAACATTCAGAGAAAAGTCGTTCAAAACGAAATTTACCGTTCCGCCAACCATTGTTCGAGTTATTGGTCAGGCGTCTACCGAAGTCAACGCATACTTCGGATCGATAGATGTAGGTAAGCCGCCTGTAGTCACGCTGACAAGCCCAGCAGACAACGCGGAATTGATCGAAGGGATAAACTACACATTCACAGGAACCGCTAAGAGCGAAATGTCTGGCGCTGTAGTAGTGGTAAATGTAAACTTCGCGGCAGGAAACGTACCGATTGGGACATATGTATCTGACGGAGTTACTCCGTTCAACTTCAGCAAGACATTCACGTACAAGAACAAGCAAATATTTGACGGAAACACGGCGGTTTCTCCTATATTGCTAGAAAATACGCCGCTATCTAACTACGTATCTGCTACAGATACAACAAACAACCTAGTTTCCGATCTCGTCTACAGATACTACACGGTTAAATACAACATGCCGCCCGTCATCAGCGGAACAAATCAAGACCTCGGCGCGTTCACACAAATTCCAAGCGTGAACTATTCCGCCACCGATCCAGAGGCCCACACTTTCACTTTTACCGAGTATCTGAACGGCAAGCAAATCAGGACGTTTGCGGGCGTAGCCGGACAACAATATACAGTTGAAATTAGCCATGACGCTTGGATTCGATTAGATTTGGACGTACAGCATCAAATCAAGATCGTTGCCACAGATAGCGCAGGTATCTCATCCGAACGGATTTACACATTCACCCGAACAGAGACCCATATCGAATTTATGCTAGAGTACGGAAATCCTGATATTAAAGCAGACTTTACGCTAGATGGGATGCCCTTGCGTGTCCTGGTGACACTTGAAAGATACTTGCCAGAAGGCTCGTCCATTGAAAGTGTAAAAGTCTGCAATAACTACTTAGATGATGTGCCTACATGGGAAGACTGCACAAATGCCGTCAAGGTCAACCGAGGCTATTTGTTCACCAATAAGAACAAAACAGCTCCCGAATGGGCTATTAATCTATGGGTGACCATCAACAAAGGAACAGCTAAGGAACGTGTACTTGTAAATGGTTATGGGGGTGCGTTCGATTAATGAAGATGCAAAATAAAGAGGCTATCTCAGTGATTAGAGAACAGCAACAAACCGATCCAGTTATGACAATGGGACAGGAGCTTTCCACACTCAAAATTAGCAACATCCAAAAGGATGCGTTAATCCAGACAATGGGCGAACAGCTAGCCCAGGTTAAGCTCGAGCTCATCCAATTAAAAGGAGGTGCTAACTGATGGCATTTTGGGAGTTGGCATATAGCATGAAGTGGGTCACAGCAGATAAGCTACGACTTGCTGTAAAAACAACATCCAATCCTTTTGGAGAAATCTCGCCAGAGGAATTCAAGCAAATTACCAACCAAGATTTTTAAGCTACTACTATTTCATACACAAAGAATTGGAGTCAGCCCCGTACCTAGCGGGGCTATTTTTGTCCCCAAAACGGGCGAGGAGGTACGAACCTATGAAATCCCTACACAGCCTAGAAAGCATCGCAACCCCAGCAAACGCCTGGGCGACCACAGCAGGTGCAATCGTGTCGCCCGCCTTTCACTATCTATACGGCACCAACCGCCAAGACATCCTCATCGTCCTCTTCTTCCTAATCGCCCTCGACTGGATCACAGGCATCTCCGCCGCCAAAAAAGACCAATCCTACTCCTCCGACTACGGCCTGTCCCGAATCCCCCGTACCTTATTCCTCATGGCTCTACCAGCCGTAGCCAACCTCCTAGACCGCGTCATGGGCACCCCGGGCTTCTTATTCTACGGCGTCACCTTCGGCCTCATCTACCACACGTGGACAAGCCTGACCGCCAATGCCCACCGCGCAGGCTGGCCGATGCCCAAATCCGTCGAGAAATTAGTCAGCGCCGAAATCAAGGCAAAGGCTGAACGAGCCAAACGAAAGGAGTCCTAATAAACGATGAATATCACCGAGATGCTTCTAACCAACGTAAATTCCCGCCCCAAAAAGAAGATCGTCCCAAAAGGAGTCGTCATCCACTGGACGGCCAACGAACGCAGTGGGGCAAATGCCGCCGCAAACCGAAACTACTTCAACAAACCAACGACAGTAGCGAGCGCACACTACATCGTGGACGACAAGCAAATCATTCGCTGCCTGCCCGAGGACGAGATGGGCTACCACGTCGGGGCGCAGACTTATTCACAGGCCGCCTTGAACAAATTGAGCAACTATCCGAACAACTGCACGATTGGGATTGAAATGTGCGTCAATGCAGATGGAAGCTTTGCGAAAATGTACGAGCAAACAGTGGCGCTGGCCGCGGATATCTTGAAGCGACATGGCTGGGGAGTCGAGCACCTGTGGCGTCATTACGACATTACGGGGAAAAACTGCCCAGCCTTTTTTGTCGTCAATACGACCGCACAAACCTATACGGGAATGCCAGCGAAGGACGCTTGGGCAAAGTTTCAACAGGATGTCCACAGGTTTCTCACAGCTTATCCACAAAAACCACAGCCTAATGTGGATAAGTGTGCAGTTGAGCTGACACTTACTTCCACAGGAAAACTAATCGATGATGTATCCTATGTACCCATCCGTATGATTACGGAAGCAGTTGGTGGGGCAGTGGAATGGGAGCCTTCCACGCAAAAAGTGACCGTGAACGGACAGGAAGTCTCCTATGTAAACGACCAGGGAACTGCTTTTGCGAAAACAAGAGAGCTTGCCGCCTTACTTGGTTTGCAAGTGGAGTGGGACGAGCCGCGAAAAGCAGTCGTATTGAAGAAATAA